TTGCGTCTTTCTCCAACGACACAGAGTCCGCGTCTGGCTCCTTAACGATGTCGGTGAGGTTTTGAAGTGTCTGGCTTGTAGTCCACAAGCTGCCGTTCCACACGAGGACGTCGCCACTGGTGGGGCTGCCCGCCGAAACATCCGAGAGGTCGCCAATCTCAGAACCAGTAATGCTTACGGGTCCAGGCGTCCATTTGTTGGTGGTAGAATTGTATACTGCAACATTGCCGTTGCTGGGATTCGCAGTGCTCCAATCGCTAAGCTCCTTGACGCTGATGCCCACAATAGCGGAGGTGTTCTCCACATACATGAGTGTAATATCGACGTCCGCCCCACTGCACTCAGCATGGAGGATGTCGCCATTCTGCATCACGATGCTTTCGGACAGGGCTTGCGCCACGCCGTCAGCAGCGATAGCCTTCTGCTGGAATACAACAATCTGCGTAGCACTTCCGTCCTTTTGCAGCTTGATGATAACGTCGCGAGAGGCAGCGCTATCATTGTGAATCATCAAGGATTTGATGATTGTCGATGTAACGCCGCAGGTATACAGGCTCAGGGTCTGAGCTTGGGTTGAAGACGCTTGTAGGCTTTTGTAAACTAAACTCATTTTCTTTCCATGAAGATTCCAAACAGCTCCAACTGAGCCAAAATATTGTCTTTAATGTCCGAGATGTCGCCAACGACACCATCAATTTCGTCTTGCACCCCGGCGCCTTCAAAGGCTACCGCTACGCTGCCATAGCCAGGCTTGTCATGAACACGACCGCCTCCCTTCATTGGGCGCTTGTCCTCAATATACTCCTCCACGTCGGCATACCGAGCCTTCCCGATAACAAGAGCGTTAAATCGACACCCACCATACAAGGACCAGCTCATATCAATAGGAAGCAGCTTGTAAGAAACAGTCCCGTCAAGCTGCTCAGTGGTAAAGCATTCAAAAAGACCAATAGGGCCAATGTGCGAGCCGTCTTTAGATATTGCCGTTCCGCTAATCATTTCGCATGACTCGCCAAAAATTTGCAGGTACTCAGTACACACTGCGGCGTGCAGGCTATCGTAAGTTACAGAGCCGCCAGCTCCATAGGTGGCGTCTTCGGGATTGTGAGGGCGCCAGCGAAGTTTATCCTTGTATTCGGTAGACCATGTGGTAGCAGAGTCGCGCACATTGCCAAAAACAGTGCCCGCAGCATGGTAGTTAAAATAGGTCAAGCGAGACCCAAGTCGCGTGCCGCCTAGATTTGCGGATTCATAGCCATGTCCCCCTCCAACGCGAGTAAGTATATTTGAGGTATTGCTTCCGTCGCCAGCGCAAAGCCGAGTTGTGGCAAAGTAAAGGAATTCAGGATGCTTAACAAAAGCGCCAGACCCAGAATATTTAATATAGCCGTCAAGATTTCCGTAGCTTGCGCTTTTCCACATAGGCTCTCCAACAACCCCGTCGTTGCGGCGCGGACCATCATTCCATTCCCACTCTTCAGCGCCCCACTCTACATATAGTGATTCAAAAGAAATGTTTTCGTCCGATGCGTTTTGCGGTAATTGGAATCTCACATCCTCTTTGAAGTATTGCAGGAACGTACCGTCGTCATTGGAGCCCTGAAGAATAACGCCTGCCCCAGAAATATCGCCCTGAATTTCTGTCCCGATAGGGGCGTACCCTACTTGCGAGCCGTATTGTTCAGTGAGGGCGTGCATGGTGCTACCCCACCCATCCCCATCGTCAACCGTGTCGCCGTGAGGGACCATCAGCTCATACCAAGCGTCGTCATATCCAGGGTCATCCTGATGCACCCACTCAAGCTCGTTATATAGCTTGCGGTAATACTCACGCTCAATATCATTGAATAGCTGAAGATACGAATCCCAGACCGATACAGAGTCGATGCTGATGTAATCAGGAACCCCGTCTGTCACCATGTGAGTGAATACCGTGCGAGACAAGCGATATGATTCTCCGTCGGTATCGGTAAACTGAATTCGCGCCCGAATGATGGCGGTACACCCAACGTGCGGAGCCTGCAATGGGTCAGAAATAGTTTGCAATATTCCGTTCGGCGGAGTCTGCGCTCGCATGTGTCCACGAAACTGAAAGCGCAACTCTTGCCCGCTCGTAAGCTCAAGGTTGTCAATAGTCTGGGGGTCAAAGCCAGTGTAAAGGGCGGGATTGTGTGGGTACTTCCGCCAGATATAATCGTAAGACTCTCCAGCAGCTGCCGTAGTCTGATAGTCGTAACGGCGGTCAAAGCGCGCGCCGCCAATAGTATCAATAGCCTGTGTGTTTGCGTTCCAAAGTTGCGGAATGGTATTGCGATAAAGGCCAGATACATAGATAGAATCCGAGCCGCCCTCCTCGTGGTCTAACACAGCCTCGCTGTATGGCATCATGCGCGATTTAGTAGCGCCTTCAAGGAAATACCTGCCCTTTGTTATATTGCCGATGTTGTAGCTGGTAACGCTATCGCTGACGCTGACAAGAGCACCAGTAGAAGGAGTCCATAGATACAGGTTAGACTTCATACTAGAAGTTCCCTCAAACAGCGCATCGGTTGTGCGACATACAATCTGAAAACGACCGTTCTGCAAAGCAATAGTTGCGCCAAAAGCCAGGCAGATGTCTTCCAGAACGTCCTTGCAGTTGAAATACTGGCGTGGCACATCAAGCTCGCGGATGGGATTCCTGTCCTGCTTCGGGATGTTAAAAGTGTCAGCGTTGATGCGCGTTTTTTCTAACACGGGAGACCCAACAGGGAACTTGTAGAAGTTTCCATTGCTCGTCTCCGCCTCATAATATGGGAACCCAGTCTCGTTAAATAGAGAGATGCTGCCAGTAAATGTGGCCGCCATAGCCTGCACCCCCGGAAGCTTGGAAAGAACCTCCTTGATGTAATACGCTGTCGTATTTTGGCCAAGGTAAAGCTCGCCATCTTGGTCCCTATACTGTACGCCGCGAAGCGAACCGAGTCCATCTGTAAACTCACAACTGAAGTGAGTGATGTCCTGTTCAATTTTAATTGTGCTGGATTCTACCAGTAGGTGGCCGAACCACATTAGGTCGCTCTGCACAAACGTAGGGCCATCACCATTAAACACAAAGGCATAGACGTCGCCTTCGGGCAAGTTCAATAGCTGCTCCCACTTGCTCAACTGACCCTCACGCAAAGAGGCGGTAAATCTTAGGGCAGAACCGACAACTGGAGATAGGAACTCACGTCCAGTTTTCCAGTCAATAGACAGCCCAGGCTCATAAATATCAAAACGTCTCTCCGAAGCCGCGATAGGTGTTACGTCGCCAGACAGCGTTCCAATGCGCAGGGTGTACTCCCCTCCGCTTCCACGCTCACCATAGGTGCCCTCAAAGATTGTGTTAATAGCCATTATCCAAATGTACGGTCGAATGCCCGTGGGCCAGTTTGATTAAGAAGTACGAGGTTATTGCCAGACACAGCGCCCATAACCTTGACGCCGCCAGTCTCACCATCAGAGCCCATAGCCATGCCAGCAGTACGCATCTTAGTGAAACCAAATCCAGCCAGCATAAACTCGCCCATATCGTTACCCATTGCATTTGCCGCTATATTTGCAATCTGGCCACTCCCTCCAGACAGAACCGCAAGAACACCATACAAAGCAATCAGGGTGATAAGCTTCGCAACTAATTGTCTAAACGTTGCCTCAAGCGAATCTACTAGCGCCTCTCCAAATGATTTAGCGCCATTAGCTGCGTCAAGAAAAGCTTGACCAATAAAATCAAGCTGCTCTCTGAGAAAGCTGGTCAGCTCAGTGGCCTGAAGAAGAAGTTTGTTTTGCCCAGCCAACTCCGCTGCATCGGAAATCGCCTTAAGGGTCTTTTCGACAGGCTTACCAGAGCCAGCGAGAGTTCTGTTTGCAAGAGCCGCCCTATATGTTGAATCCGCATATTCAGTTATGGACTCCGTGGCCCTTGCAGCGGAAATAGCTTGCGCTTCAGTTTGCTCGCTATTGAAGGTTACAATTCCTTCAAGACCAAGTGCAGGAAGACCCAGGACCCCCTGACGAGCTTTGGCCGCCATATCAGCGAGCTCTGAATTAACGCCAATCAAACCCTGAGCAAAACGGTCTAAGTCCTTGGGCTCAGGAGTCTCAATGACGTCTGCATTGAGCAACTTTATGCGCTCAGTTTCTTCCTCAGTATAAAGGGCAATAAGCTTTTGGAGGGCGACAATGTATGTCTGAATACGAGCAATTTCTTTTAATTGCTTCTTTTCACTAGCCTTAAGACCAAGCTCTTGAACTCGCTTGAGCTCGCCCTCGTTTTGAATACGCAAATCCAACCAAAACGCAAGGTCAGATTGAGCTTCTGCCAAGCTCTCAACCCTAGTATATGCTTCAAGGTCAGCCCTTGCTGTCGATGGTCTTTTTAATTCCTGCTTTTCTAAAAGCTCCCTTTCGGTTCTGAAGTCAGAAATTCTTTGATTGAGCTCAGCAATATCGCTTTTTATGTTCTTGAAATAAACATTGCTGTCTTGAATTCTCTTAAAGAATTTACCGACCTCGTTAGAAGCAAGTGCAGCGCCAGCAACAACAGCAAGAAATGGTCCGCCAAGCAACCCACGAACCGCATTTGCATTAGCGCCTCCACGCACCAAGCTTATTGATAGCGTAGTAACAGCTCCACTAAGCTTCTGAAGAATAGTAATGCTTTTACCAAGAGCGAAAAGAGCAGGGCCAGTAGCTGCAAGTAGTAACAACCCCTTGGTAATCGAACCAAGCTTCGCTTCGGGCATGTCCTGAATGGACCTAGCAAGGTCATCAAAGGCCCCAGCAAGACTCTTGACAAGAGGCGCGAGAGAGTCACCAATGTCGCGAGCAATACTGTTGAAAGAGTTCTTGAGCTTCTCTACATTGAAAAAGAGCTCATCCTCAATGCCAGTGGCCATCTCATTAAGAATGCCATTGGCTTCATTAAGGACGTTCTTGAAGTCCTCTATTTCATCTCCAGAACGCTGAAAGATGGCACCAACAAGAGCGGAGCGCTTGTTAAGGAGTTCTACAAGCTCGGCATAAGTAAGTGTGCCATTGGAGAGGGCTTCCAATGACTCTGTAACGTCTGGGAACTGCTTGGCTAAGTCAGAGAGCGTAGAACGAAGCTTAGTACCACCAAGAGAACCGTCAACAGAGCGGTTGGCCAAAACAGCGAGCAGAGCCACTGTATCCTCAAGGGTTAAGCCCACCTCCGCAGCAGCTGGACCAACGTTCTTCATAGCCTCCCTGAACTTAGTCAGGTCAAGAGCAGAGTTCTTAAACGCTGCCGCCATGACGTCGGTGACGCGGGCTACATTTTCAAAGCCCTGACTCCCCGTCAACGTCAAACCAAACTGACGCACCGTTGATGCCACGACCTCGCCAGTCTCATCAAGAGCCCCGCCAAAGACGGTGGTGAGCTTTACCGTCCTGTCGAGTACCGCGTTGATTTCTCCAGCGCGGACACCAAGCTTGGCAAGTTCGAGCTGGGCAGCAGACACCTCCGTGGCCATGAAGATACTTTCACGACCCAGCCTGTTGGCCTCATCCGTAAGCTGACCAATACCACTCTCACCAACAATCTGCCGCAGAATAGTATTGCTACGATTGAATTCCGACGCTGCCTTTACAGATTGTGTGGCAATATAACCAAATGCCAGGCCGAGTCCACGAGTCAGGCTAGCGCCAGCCTTTGATGCAGTCGTAGCGAACTTATTCAGGCGGCTCTCAGCAACATCCAAGTTCTGAGTGAACCCTCTGATGTCCGCCGTAAGCAGCATGGACATCCTGTATATTTGGTTAATTCCTCCTAGCATTAGAACTTTTTCATTTTGTCGAACAGCTCTCTGGCTTCTTGAATGTCCTTCCTGCTGCTAGACGAATACATATCGGCGTAGGGGTGAAAGTCCTTGGGTTGGAATTTCTTGCCTTTGCCATTTGCGGCTATATTCGCCTGAAGAGCCATGAGAGAGGAGGTGTGGTCCCACTGCATGGCCATCCTGCGCATAAAGCCATTGTTATACCAAACAACTTCTTTCAATGTCATGTCCCAGAACTGGTCCGGAAGGAGACCCATGACCATCGAATCCCTATACAGGGACTTAAGCGTTAGGGGCGAGCCGTCACCTGCCGCCCTCAAGCTTTTTTTGACTCCTCATCGTCATCGTCAGCCTTCAAGTTGCTCAAGACAGTTTCGCTGAGGGACGCGAAGATTTGAGGCTCATCGAGAACCTGCGCCATGAAAGTGTCAAGAGAGGGAAGGTTGGATGCGGTGCCAGTGAGGAGCGCCTTGTTTTTGATAGCATAGTAGGTGACAGTACACACGCCAGTAAGCGGGTCGGCAGTGAGATATTCGCCCAATGCGTCGAGCTCAATTTTCTCAGCGCGGCACAGCATGCGCAAAGTGTTCATGCTAAGCTTACCAGAGTAGGTTGCGCCTCCTACGTTTACTTCAAATTCTCCGCGTAAATCATTCATTGTGGTTGGGTTAAAAGGTTAAAGGGACGGCGACCCCTTGCCGCCGCCCCACTAAGTTAATTAGGCTACGGTGTACTTGTAGAGGTTGCCGTATCCTGCGATAGATGCAGAGTACGTCGCGATTTCATCAACACCACCCGTGATAGAGATAGACTCGATGAGACCTTGGCCAACGTACTGGACATCGCCAGTAGAGTTACCAGTCACAGCGAACTTCACGATGACGTACTGTCCAGCGCGAGCCATGTCCAAGAACTCTACACCCGTATCCTCTGAGGCGCCGTCAGCCACGAGGCCGTCAGCACTCACGCTCCAGGTGGTAGCAGAGTTCACGATGTGACGAGTGGAAGAGCAGCTTCCGTCGCGAGCGACAACTTCGTCAACAGAGTTAGACACGTCGAGCGTGCTGCTGGTAGCGGCAGCGCCCAAGATGAACGTAGATTCCGTCACGTCGCTAGAGCCGTCCGTGGTTCCAGCACCGAGGAAGACATCAGCAGACGTCACAAAGAGGTCAATAGCCCCATCGGTGGTTTCGACGTTAGCCGCCAAGAGGTCGGTCGTCACCTGCACGTCCAGGGGAGAGGTAGAGTCGCCGTCAATGTAGTAAACACCGAGGCAGTTTGCATTTACGATTGCCATTAGTTAATTTTTGTAGTTTGAATCAATAGAGATTGAAGTTTTGCCTTGAGTGTTTGCAGAGTTTGCGGCAAATACCTTGCAATAGCTTTTCTTATGAATGGCTGAGCAGCCATCTTTTTTGTCCCGTATTCTGGGAAGTGAGCACGCCAGCCAGCGAGCTTACCGCCACGCGAAGCACCGACACGGATACCAATAATCCCAGGAGGGGCTTTGAGCAGCTTTCTAGACTTGAAAGACTTGCTCAACACCCCAGTATCAACGGGAGCGGTGATTTGCATCTCCTTGCGCATCGGCTCAGCAGATTCTTTCATGATAGCGATAAGCTCACTTACGCGTTTCTGAAGGCTCTTAGCGCCCTTGATACCGTGCCGCAAACGATTCAAATCGGTCTTGTCGAGATGAATCGTAGACCTGCTACCACGCCCAATCGTTACACCTTTAACACTAGCCATTAGCCACAGGGTTTGAGCCAGCATCGTGGTCGCGGCGTACCGCACGAATGCGCAAGCCTTCTCTACGACCAAATGGGATGATTGAGTAAATATCGAACCAGGCGCCGTTCCACTTGATTTGCATGTCGAAATCAACGCCGTTAATCCACCGACACATAAACTCGGCCTTCATCTCGCCGACCTCTTGCCTGTTGTCGATGTATTCGCTGGCGCCAACAGAGGGAGTTCCAATGTGCACGATTTTACAGTACACGTTGTCCTTAAACAACGCATACGTCTTCGTCACATCGCCAAAGCTATTGATAGTAGTAGTTGGCGAATAAATCTCAATCTTCTCTGTTAGCTGGCCTGCCTTCATCAGAACTGTCTTACACTTTGCATGAGACGACGAACGCCCTCTTTCAGCTCAGTAGTGATACCGCCAATGTTTTCAGCTTCGCGCATGTTATAGTAGTGGCCCATAAGCATCAGGGCCGCCTGAGCATACTGCTGAGGAAGGTCTGGCAACGGTGTGCCCGCATCGAGGACGATTTCAACGTAGTCCTCATCATATTCGCTGGCATCAGACGGAAGCTCCCGAAGATTGCTGATGTCCATAAAGATGGGGTAACGGTTTGTGATGATGTTGTTATCGAACAAATCCGTACCGTCGGTGACGACGAAGTAGAAGTTAGAAACCACTTGGCTCGGCACATTGTTACGCAGCGTATCCTCCAACTTATAGTACCCCTTGGTCAAAGAGTTTTCGTTGTCTAGAAGGTCGCGCAGGGTAGTGTCATTGACCCACGCGGTAGAGGTGCCAGTAATAAACGGCTCCCAAGTAGAAGTGGTGTTGTCCCACTTGTACAAAATCTGACGCCAAGTAGTCGGAGTAAAGTCAGATGGGCTGCCATTGACGAAATAGTCAATGTGCTGCACATGGCCAGAGTGAGGGATTTCATACGCCCGCTCACCAGTAACGAGAGTTACGCCGTCGGCAACCTCGTTGTCATCAAGCTCTTCCAGATAGAACGAATACCGAGACCCATAAGGAAACACCTCGTCGTGGTCCTTGGTGCGGTACTTCAGTGAGTGGAAGTGCGTGATGTTTTGTACCTTGGGGATGATGATGGGACGCTGAATTTCGTCCTTATTCAATCGGATAGTCACAACAGAACTCCCCAGAATTCGATTGCTAAGCTCCTGCATATAGTCAAGTGCAGCAGCGAGGTAGACGTCAAGAATCTTGTCATCAGTGTCATCATACGCCCGAACGTGGGCACGCATAATGGCGCGAGCCGTTGATTCAGTTTCGCTGAACAAAAAGTATGCGGGCTGACCGTCGTCTCGTGTGATGCTGATATTCATGATTCTAGAAAAAAGGGGCCAGGCCAATTCCCGGCCCCAGTTTTAATTGTTAGCTATTAGGCCGTGAGGTCGAACGCGCTCAGTCCAACGAAGCCAGCTCCGTTCAAGACTTTGACGTCCTTGTACACGTTGGTGATGATGCGAATCACACCCTTCTCAGCGAAGGTGTATGGGTCCACCATGATGTTCAAACCACCCCAGTTAGCAACAGCCAAGTTAGAGGCGTCAGCCAAGTAGATGTTTGCAGCCGTGACGCTAGAGTTCACAACAGCGTCGTAGCCCAACAAGTTGCGGCGAGCGAGAGGCGAGTCAGCAATCATCAAACCTGAACCCGTGTCCATGCTCACCTGACGAGCCGTGCGGTAAGCAGTAGCACCACACAAGGCACGGATGTTTTCGAGGGGCACATCAGCAGCAAGCAAGTCGCCCTCCAAGCCGAGCAATGCAGCCAAAGCAGCAGCATTGGCGGCAGAAGCGTCAGCAGCAATAGTACCGCCAGCGTTAGTGTCAGCAGCAGCGTCGATAGCAGCAACGACGTCGGCGTTGAACTTCTCGTCGATAGCCTTGCGGATGTCGGCAGCGATGAACGCGCCCATATCGTC